GTAAAATTATCTAATAATATTATATCTTGAGGATTAACACCATGAGGTGTGCTAAAAGTTATTGTAACAGTTGGTGACCCATTAGTTGTAGTAAATGCATTTGTTAATGTTGTTGTGGATTTAATTGGATGTATATCATAAAACACCCCTCCAGAAAAAGCATATAGTATTCTGTTAGTACCTATAATAGAATATTTTCTAGATAAACTGTTTATAAAATGGTGCATTCCTCTACCTGCACCTGTTAATTCATTAGCCCCAGATCCACCTAATTGATTCCATCCACCTATCTTTTCAGGAGTGCCATATCTAAATCTAACATTATCACAATCTATCCACTGACCTTCTGCTCCTGTGGGTGTGATTTGTTTATTAATACCTGGTTGAAATCCTATTTTTTGTAGCATTTAAATCCTTTTTTCCAATAGTACTACAGCTAATATCACAGATTTTAAAGGTTTTAAACCACTTATTTATTTGTTTAATCCCCTTACATTTACTATTTGATCTACAGAATTGTAATCTTCACAATTAAAACTTAAACCATATTTTAATTTATTTATATTATTTATTTTACAACCATGATTTAAAAAAGAACTAAATAGAACAAACCTACCTTTTTCTGGTTTAACTGATATATCTAGCTCAGGAAAATCTAAAGTTTGACTATGATCGTTTAGATAAATTGCCCCAGACCACACATTAGGTAAATGATCATGAAACAAAGTTTGTTCTTTTTTACCTATCACATATCCCCAGGCATTTTTTAATTTGTAATATCTATCATTAAATATGCTATTTGAATCAACGTAGTGTCTAAATTGTGAAAATAATTTTCTAAACTCTGGATCATTTAAAAAAGACTCCCAAAAAGTCATTTTACCTTTAATATTTGTAACATAATTTTGAGCGTTATCTTTTAATATTTCTTTATTAATCTTTTTAATAAAATATTTGTCATTAATATCTTTTATAGTTCCCACTATAAAAAAATATTTTCTTAACATTTTTCGTTCTAAATGTGTATCTATAATCATTCTTTAGTGCGATGCAATGGAGTGGTGTGGTGGTATCCATTGCATCTAAATCTTTATATCATTTTATAAACCATTGTGGAAGACCTAAATGTAAACGTTTATCAAACATATTATCTATAGCTCCAGCTGTTCTAGAATTGTTGTAATGTAAAAAAACTTGAACACACTCTTTACCTTTAAATTTTTCTCTCCAATGTTCTAACTCACAACCAGAATAAACCAACATGTCCCCTTGTTTTAAATCTATTCTAACTCCTTTTTTATTTGTTTTTCCAGATGGTTCTAAATATATTGGCCAATCGTCACCGCCAAGATTCATAGTTGTAGATATCTCACAACTAAATCTATCTTTATGTCTTTTTAAAATATCACCTTTTTTATATATTCTTGCATAAGTATAAGCTGGATATAATTTTAACTCCGTTATTTTTTCCATTTTTGGTTGACATTTAAGTAATAAAGTTTCCATAGCTATGTCTGCGTAAGAAAAATATGTGTTAGGTACTTGTCCATTCGATTCCTCATAAGATCCAAGTATAGTTTCAAATGGTGAGATATACCTCTCTTTACGACAAGTATCGTAAACTTGTTTTTTCATTAAAAAATAATTTGCAATAAAAGCTGCTAAATCTTTTGATATTGCTTGACGTATTACAGCGTATTTATCTTTTTTAAACATTGTCTTTTGCCATTCCTTTTAAGATAGCTTGAAAATTAAAATGTATAAATCTAAAAGGATCTACACCATGATCTACAGCAAAGTGATGTTCTAAATAACCTGGGAAGATGACTAAATCACCTGGTTGTGGTTTAAAATATACCAACTCATCAGCATAATTATTTACATTGTCATTTTTTTTAACATGTAGTTTTGTAGCTCGTGCACCTGTTCTTGGTTCGTGAAATATTGGATACGATGTTTCATTACTACATTTTAAAAAATAAAAACCTGATACGTGTTGATTCCAATGCACATGTGCACTGTGATGTCCACCACCTTTTTTAGAAAACTCTTGAACCCACATTTCAGTAAGAAATAATCTATACCTCTCCATATCAAAACCATATTGATCTAAAAAATCAAAACATTTTTCTCCAACATAATTTCTAAAATCAAAAAAATCATTATCGTTTATAAGAGGGGTTGAATGATATGTTGTTCCAAAATCTCCAAATTTTTTAACATACGCTTTATTAATAGGACTAGATTTTGATTTTTTAATATATTTATCACTAGCTTTATTTAGTGATTTTAAAAACTCTGGTTTATTTTCACTATATATAGGTGTGCTAAAAAAATTTTTAACGCTCATAGGCCCACCATCCTGTTATTATATATTTAGTTTCTTTTGTTAAATTACCTCTGTGAGTGTGTGTCCAATAAGCTGGAAATATAATTGTCCTGCCTTCTACTGGTTTTATTTTTTCTTTTTGATAAAGAAATTCTGTTTCTCCCCCTTGTTTTATAGTATTTAAAAAAGTAGAAAAAACTAATATTCTATCTTTAGTGTTAAGTATATCATTATACTCCCCGTTTGCCTCAGCATGCCAACCAAAGTAAGACTGACCAGGATCATATTTTTGTATTTTTATATTTTTAAAAATATTCCAAGGTTCTTGATTTATATGAATGTATTCATATTTTTTAACGTATTTATCTTTAACTTTTATTAATTCTTTTATGAAAGGGGCTAATTTTTCATCATTTGCATACAAAACTACTTGATTCATAATTGCATGTTGGGTGTTGTGGTTCATTTCTTTTTGATCACTATTTTCATAAATATTTATTAAATCTTTACAAACTTTTTTATTTATTTTGTCTTTAAGTATAAACATATTATTTATATTTTTCTCCACGAAACCATACCACTAGTGAATATCTCGTGCCTTTATGAACTGGTTTAACTCTGTGCCAAATAAAAGAAGGAAACAAAACTATAGATCCTTTAGATAGAGCATTTTTTTCTGTTACAACGTGACGTGACTCATCTCTTTTAATTGGATTGTATTGTCTAAAATCAAACTCTAATTCTCCGCCTTCATATTCAGAACCATCAGTTAGTTGACATGTCATAGATATTTTTCTAATTTTTGGACCTTCTTTTTCAGAAGAATCACAGTGCCAATCGTAAAATTGACCTTTTTTATATTTTGTAAATTGAATTTCTTCGGGATAATCCCATTGAAAATTCCATCCTGCGTTTTTATTAGCTATTTTGACAAAAGGTTCTATTTCTTTATATATCCAAGGATCATTTAACCAAACAATATTAGAATTTCTTTGTTGTTTTAATTTAAATAACTTTTCTTTATCTAATTTATTATTATTTTCTCCAGTTCTTCCTATAGTTTCTGTTTTATTTAAAGCAAACTTAATTATATCATCACAGACTCTGGGTGGTATTGCTGATTTAAAAAACCAATAATTATTTTCAAATATCATTTTATTTTTGTATATAAGTTATTTTTTGAATTATATTTAGATGATGATTTTCTTGTTCATTAGTTATGTAATGTAAAAACTTTGAAGGAAAAAGAATAAATTTTTTATTTGTTAAAGGTATGTGTCTAATTAATTTTTCTCTGTTGTCTTCATATATTATATGAACTGTGCAATCGTTTACATGAACGCCATATAACAATGTAAAATCAGCATTTATATCTAACTCTGGTTTTGTGACTTGATTAGAATAATAAACTTTTCCAGAAAAATCTAAGGTTTCTAAATAAACTTCTTCATAAGCACCTATATGTTCTCTAACATATGTTTCCATCATATCGACTGCCTTACAAAATTTTAATTTTTGTCCTGTGATATAAGTTTCTATTATTTTAGATGCTATCTCTATAGGATTAATTTCAAAGCCCTCTGGCATCAAAACCTCACCACAATATAAAAATTTTTCTGTCTTTGTTAATAATACTTTCTTATGCATACCACGATTAATTTATATATTAATCGTATAAATTTGTCAATTCCCAGCCAGTTGTGTTATCTAACTTATATGCATCTTCATTCCAAACGTAAGCCCAATAATGTGTGCTAGCATCATTCTGTGATTGTTGTTCTGCTGTTAATGCAGGTTCTGCAATGGGTGCAATCCATCGAGCTGTTGAAATATCTTTTTTCCAATCTTGATGAGGTAAGGGTGGCCAAAATATTTGATTATCTGGATCCCAAGTGTAACCTTTTCCTGCGTAGTTTCCTCTAAAAGGTGTGCCACCTAGTTTATGTACATTAGCCTCTGTGTTATACGAGGTTTTAATCCATTTTTCAGCAGGCCAACTGTGATGATGTTGTAAATGATTCTGACCTAATGTTTCTTGTTCCACACCTTCAGCGTCAACTATTTCTTTATTATCTAAAGTTAAAACTGTTAACACTACGTTGTTGTCATCTATTTTTGCAAAATGTGCCATGCTATTGAAACTTATACCTTATAATTACAGCTCCACTACCACCACTACCGGAACTTGCAGGGTTGTTTGAATTTGCACCGCCTCCACCGCCACCGGAGTTTGCACCAGCACTACCACCTGGCGTCCCAGCGTTAAATGATCCAGGAAAAGTATTAGGAGAAGTGCCTCCACCACCTCCTCCGTTGATTGAAGTCATGCCTCCTGTTCCTCCAGTTCTAGAAACAGGACCACCGCCTCCTGTGCATGCGCCACCACCGCCGCCACCATTTCCGCCGTTTCCTCCAGATCTATCTTGAGTATTACTTGGATTAGAGGGTGCAGGGATATCACTAAAAGCACCTCCGCCACCACCAGCCCAGAAAAAATTATTTCCATCTATATTGTTTTGTGTTCCTTGACCACCAGGTGCAGAACTATTAGCGTTAGCAGATGCATTACCACCAGAGCCACCGGAACCACCTCCGCCACCACCTTTAGCATAATTTTGACCATTTCCATTACCACCCGGATTACCTTCAGATGGAGTAAAACCTCCAGAATTTCCAGTGCCTTTAGGATAAGTCGATCTACCATTTCCACCACCCCCAGAACCACCTGGTTGTCCAGAACTATTTGGGTGTTTTGATCCACCTCTGCCACCACCGCTAGAAGTTATTGAAAGTGCTGATGAGTCAGATCCATTATTACCAACTGGTGAATTTTGAGCTGCATTACCACTAGAACCTCCACCACCACCGCCAATGGTTACTGGATAACCTTGAGCGCATACTGGAGTTCCAGTGCATGTTGGAAAATTAGTTCTAAAACCACCGGCACCGCCGCCACCGCCGGCTATTTGAAGTCCTCCGCCGCTGCCACCACCAGCAACAACTAAATATTCTACCGTAGTTGAACCTCCGGGGTTACCTGCACAAGATACACAAAATGTACCAGGACTTGTAAATGTGTGAATTTTAAAATCACCTGAAGTTGACTCAGTTCCACCAGAAGCTGCAACAAATTTTGCACCTCCACCACCGGATCCAAAACCTAAAATTTGATAACCAAAACCTCTAGTTTTTTTTGATTGAGTATTTTTTGTGTTCTTACCAATAGTAAGATTTTTATCTATATTTTCTATCCTCTTATGCGTCGTTAGCAGCGTCAGTAGTAAAGAATATTTTTACACCTAAAAGTTTTGCATCAGCTGTTAAAGAATCCTCTGACACATCTCTAGATATTTGAAAGAATACCTGTTCATCTGTGCTAGGTGAACCGGCAATAGTTACTGCACCACTTTCTGCTGTGACATCTAAATCGTTTGCTGTTCCGCTGTGAGCTTTTGCTGTTGGTGCAACTTGTGTACCAAAAGCTGTATTGATGCTGTCATTATCTGCAATAGCAACAGCAGATAAACCCCATGAAACAGTGCCTGTGTTTGTTGAATCTGCTGTAAAGAAAGCTTGAAAAGTTATTGTGCCCTCATTCCATGATTTAGGAAAAGCTATAGCAAATTGTGCAAACTCATCTGAGTCTTTATCAAAATCAAAAGTTTTAATTTCTGGGCCATTTGCTAATTCAACTTGAGCTAGATCTGCACAACCATTTGTAGTATTAGGATACATAGCAACTGCTGGAACCCAAATACTCTCTTTACCTGCAATTTTAATTGCAGCTGTGTTGTCTCCGCCATCTACAGCTTTAGCAACACCAGTTCCGTTAGGAGCTATTGTAATATCTCCGTTAGTTCCATCTGTTATAGTTATTGTTCCAGAGTTTGTTCCTGAATTTGTATCTAAAATTAAATCATGTGCACCACTTGATGTTAGAGTTGCGTTAGCTGCACCTGTTCCTTTTGGAATCAAAGCGATGTCTACGTTTGAATCACCACCTGTTGCTGATATGCTAGGTGCATTACCAGTCGCAGCGTTTGTAATATCAAACTGATTTACTGCAGATGCTGTAGTTTGAAAAATTATCTGTTCGTTTCCGTTCTCATCATTAATTCCATGAGCATCGTCAATAGCTATATTAAAACTATTAGTATCAAGATCCCCACCTAATTGTGGTGATGTATCAGCAGCAACACTTGCTATACCAGTTCCAATTGCAAGAGTTTTGATATTTGGGTTTGTGCCATCATCCGCAGCAGCAAAAACAATCTTATCACCTTTGTCTGTTGTTGAAAAAGTAAACGAGTCTCCTGAACCAGAGACATATTTAAATTGAACTGTGTATGCACCTGATGTTGAGTTTCTTAAAAAATAAAAGTTTTGAGCATCAAGTGGTATTGTTACAATCTGATTACCTGTGATTGTACCTGTAAATTCTATCATTCTATGAGACATAACAGCACCAGTTGCTCCATCAGAAACTGAGAGAGCTGTAGTTTGTGCACCACCAGCAATTGATTGCTGTGTAAATCCACCAGATATTTGCTCAATTAATTGTAAATTTGTATTAGTTTTTGTACCCCATGTACCGGCATTTTCACCGGTTGCTTGAAGTTCTATACCCAAAGGGGTAAATGTTGATGCCATAATTTTCTCCTATTACGCTGCTACGTCTGTATACGATGTATTAGAACCTGTGTCAATAGCCTGATAAGCTTGAATTCCAAACTTATCAGAAGTACCTAATTCAGCGACAGAAACCGTTGCAGCTTGACCTGTTAATCCCATTACGTCTGCAGGTGTTAATGTTCCAACATTAGCAGTTGCTGAAACTCCTGTCAATCCCATAACATCTGCCGGAGTTAAAGATCCTACAGCACTTGTTAATGATAATCCAGTTACACTAATAGTTGGATTACTATTTGTACTTATTGTTCCAAGTGATGTCGTTGCAGAAACACCAGTTACTCCCATTACATCTGCAGGAGATATAGATCCTACAGAAGCTGTTAAAGATTGACCTGTTAGTCCCATTACATCTGCAGGAGATATAGATCCTACAGAAGCTGTTAAAGATTGACCTGTTACTGCTTGTGTTATATCTCCTATAACTACAGGTGATCCAACACTCGCCGTTGATGAAACTCCTGTTAGTCCCATCACGTCTGCAGGGCTGATTGATCCAACAGAAGCTGTAGCTTGTTGACCTGTTAATAATATATCTCCTTGAATACCCCACGCATCATCATTCCAAGCTGCTCTACCCCATCCAGAATTTATTTCTGCATCTACGGTAACTGATCCAATGGATGAGGTTAAAGAAAAACCTGATGGAGAAACTGTTTCATCACCCATATCGCCCCAAGAACCTGATGAATTCCAAAGTTTTGCACCCCAACCAACTGTAAATACATCAGTTATACCCCATCGACCGGCGCTCCAGTTTCCTGCTCCCCAAAAATCAACATTAGGTGTGTTTGCTTGTCCACCCATGCCAGAGTGAATAGTACAATAATAATATAGAGTTGGTGCATCAGAAGCCACCTCTATTTGTGTGTAAGCTCCAGAAGATCCTGGAGTTCCATTAGTGGTTACATTGGTGGTATACTCACTGCCTCCTGAGTGTGTTCCACCGCTTGTTGTAGAAAATCTTAATGGGTGACCACCGTTTGATGAATCAGATTGGTCAAAACGAAAAGTTGCACCTTCAACTAATTCTAAGGTAGCTTGTTGAACTCCATCAATAAAATATTTATTTCCTGAATCGGTACTTACTACCGTTACCGTGTAAGTTCTAGTAACGGACATACCGCGTTACCCCTTTACGCTATTCTTATGATCGCGTTGGATGCGTCTGCTGTTGGAAATTGAATTGTAAAAGTTCCACTGGTTACAGTTTTATCACCTCCAAAAGCGATAACAGCAACAGCTTTATCAGATTGTGAAGAGTTATAAATTAAAGCACCATTTGCTGTAAAAGTTGCAGAGGTAAAACTTACATCTGCAAAATCACAAACCGCAGTTGATGAATCTAAAGTTGGAGTTACACTTGTTAACGTTGCGCCACCTGCAGAATATGCAGACCCAGACGTATTTGAAATTTCATTTGTTGTCGAATAGGCAGTTGTGCTAGCACCTAAAGATGCAGAACTAGTAAATAAAGCTATTTTAAAAGTATTACCACTTGATGCGGTAAAATTATGTGTTCCAACTAAAATCTCTTGTTTAAAGCTGTTACAAATTGCCGATGTTATTGCCATGTTTTAATCTCCTATGGGTTTGCCGAGGTTACTGGAATACGAACAGCGCCATCAGTATAGTCATCTCTTCGTCTTCTACCAACTTGCTCGTTAGCAAACTTCTGTA